TTCCAAGTGATGTTAGGCAGGATGAGAAATTGCAGAGACTTGAAGATGAAATTGAAAGACTGAGAGATGCAAAAGGGGCTTAGTGCAGAAAGTCAAATTCACATCTCAGTTGCCCTTCTCGTCAAGGCAGTATTATTGGTGGCATTCGTTACTGGGGCATGGTATCAAGCACAGATGAAATTTGCAGAAATAGATAGAACATTGAATGATCTGCACGAAGAAGTGGTTGTTTTGTCATCACAGATGCAATCCATTCAGCGAGAGCATATAGAAGAATTAGAAGAAACCATTACTGAGCAGAAAAGTCTACTACAGAGGATGGGCTTAAAGAAACCATGATGGAATTATATACAGAGTATGGCATCACTGCGGTGGTTGTGGCACTTTTCGTTACACAACTTATTTGGATGCAAAAAAAATTAGGGAAGAGATTGGATGAGTCAATTGAAATTGTAGTGCGTTTAATTGACCGCCACAATCGAACCGATGAAAAAATGGATGAAAGATTCGAGAGGTTAAAGGATGCGATGGACCGAAGGCATGAAAACGTAACAAAGGAATTTGACGATTTAAGTGATGCAATTCGCAGCGATATGTCTTTTTTGCGAGGTCGAATTAATGGAAAATCAAGATAAACATAGGAGTTAGAATGTCCGATTTAGAAAAGAAACGAGAAGATCTAGTGAATCAGCAAAAAGCTGCTGAGGCTAATTTTCACCAGGTAACTGGAGCTTTAGCTGTGGTTGATCAATTGATAGAAGAAGAGAAACAAAAAACTAAAGAAGATAAACCTAAAGCGAATGCCAAATCTTAATGGTACAAAGTATTCTTACGATGCAAAAGGCAAAGCTGCTTATAAAGCTGCTTTGAAAAAGAAACGTAAGAAAATAAAAAAATAGAATAGGAGTCTGAATGAACGTAAAAGATTGGATGAAGTCAAAAACAATGTGGTCAGCACTAGCTGTCGCAGCTTGTGGTATTTATACAGCAGTCACAGGAGATTCAGTACCGGAGGCAGTATATGCTGTCCTGGCTGGTCTTGGCCTTGTTGGAGTACGTGATGCTGTAGGGAAGGTAAGTAAATAATGCTGAAAAGAATGATTCAAAGAATGGTTAAAAAACATGGTATGGTTGGGTTATTATTGCTTATTGGTGACTATGCTGTTAAAGCAACCAAGTCTAAAAAAGATGATGAAATTTGGGAAGAGGTTAAAACCCTTCTTGAAACTTTCTAAATGATCTCTATATCGCAAACTAAGGGCCTAGTACAGGAAGTATTAGGCACATTGGGATCTAAATATGCCAGTGAGGATGCGGTAAACCTGATTCTGGCCACTGGGTTAGTTGAGTCTAGATTTAAATACATACGACAGCTAGGTACAGGACCAGCTCGTGGCTTTTTTCAGGTAGAACCTCAAACAGCTTTAGATAACAATATACACTATCTGGCCCACCGTAAAAGACTGATGGCCAAGTGTGCTGAGGCTACCCTAGTTGATCTTAAACATTGGCAAACCGGTGATGAAAATACCTGGGGTAGAATACTGGAATCTAACATTGCTGCTGGAATAGTGCATTGTAGGCTTAAATACTGGCGAGTACCCAAAAGAATGCCAAACACAGGTGAAGGTATGGCTAAGTACTGGAAAGACTATTATAACACCCATTTAGGTGCTGGGCACGTAGAAGACTTTATGGACCTATATGCTAAATATATCTAATATTTTGTTTTGTAGTCTAGTTGAGCCAATGTGAGCCAATTGTCGTGAATTTCGTCACGTTTTCGTCACGTTTTCCTGTAAGTTCAACAATATCAGGCCCCAATTCGGGTAATCAACCCGACTGCAACCCCATTTTTAGCTTGTAGTCCAGTTGTAGGCCACCATAATTTTTGTCGAGGGTAAACAACTGGTTCGACTCCAGTCGGGGGTACAACCCTTTTACCGACCAGAAATCATACTTTCACGAGAATCTTTTCCAGTATCTGCTTTTACTTTTTGTGATTTAATTTAATACCAAATAGTCCCAGATTATCTAAAATGTAGGCCAGTTGTAGGCCACCCTGTAGGCCAGTTGTAGGCCACTTTGGGCTGATCTTATGAATTATTTTATGTGTTTTTAAAAAAATAATTGCATTTAATTCCAGTTACTATTACTATTTATTTAACTAGCGTATGACAAAAAATAAAATATCTAAAAACTTACTTAAAGGAACGCATTAAGTAAGATCACACAAAAGGACATAAGATTAAAACGTATCACAAAATATCACACATAACTTCAAGTTGGGCATCCCAATTCTGCGTTATTTTCATCTCACCAGTCATGTCCTATGGTGTACGCAGATCGTCAGGGGTGCCCTCTTTTTTTGGATTAGGAGCACAAAAATGATAACCACTGCACATGAGCGTTGGATCACCTTGCGTGATGCAGCTAAATACACCGGACTTAGTATCCCAAAACTTCGCAGAGCATATAATAATAAAGAGTTTAAAATATCTAAAGTGACCGGGAAAATACTTACCAAAAGGTCATGGCTCGAAGAGTGGTTGTCCAAATGATTATTAATTTAAAAACCCCTGAGCATACCATAAACCATTCAGATCTCGGTAATGGCCGATGGTATTATCCCCAGGGATGTGAAGGTAAAGACAATTGGTATGTTCCTAGCGTAACAACTGTTTTAAATGTACTAGACAAACCAGGTATTTCTGATTGGAAATCTAAGATGGGACAATGGCATCAGGTCATTAGTGGAGGTAAGGCCTTCAGGGGAACCGCAGTACATCATTTTGCTGAAGTTCTTATTTATGGCAAAACAGTAAACCAAGATGACATATACGATTATTTAGAAAAATCAAATAATAATATGTGGCCTTTGTTATGGACAGCACCATCTTTAGTATATAGTATACGTCAATATCTTAGAGGATTTGTCAAATTCTGGAAAGATTATACCCCTACCCCAATTGCTGTTGAATATCCTTTATATAAAGAAGGAATTCCTTATGCTGGTAGGACCGACATGATATTAATGATGAAGGATAAGAAGGGGGTACCTATCAGATGTATCTTAGATATTAAGACTGGTTTTGCCAGTCCTTATTTTGTGCTGCAGAATACAGCATATAAAAATATCTGGGATGCTCTCTATCCTGATGAGCCAATTACTCACATAGGCTGCTTATTTTTAAAGGATGACTTTAGGACTGAACGAGGTATGTACAATATCAAAGTTGAAAAACCTAACCTAAAAGCCTTTGAGGCTGCTTATGACTTGTGGAGGTGGTCCCATACTTCAGCCAGAGGTCAGGCACCTAAACCCAGATTTAAGGACCCACCACCCAGATCATTCTCACTATATGAAGAAAAAGATGAAGTCGAGAAAAAAAAGAATAAGTAAACGCATGACACCGGCCCAACAAAAACGTAGGCTGAAGAAGATTAGAAGGCGAAAGAAGACAGCTAGAGCAAACAATGTTAAACGTTCTGGTGCAAAGTGGAAAGAATCTGATAACAGATATATAGATGATGAGGGGACGATTTTATTTTGATTAATTGGAAAAGATATTTTGAAAAAGAAAAAAACAAACTTCAAAGAAAAAGCCATAGGAGAAAATTTCCATGCTCAGGCCAAAAAAACACAGACATAAAATTAAAATTAATAAAAAAAAACTTGGAAGGCCGAAAGGAACAACAAGAGCCAATGGGTACAAAACATCCCCAGGAAGACCCTCTGGCATACTAAAAGGTTGGAAGAAATTTGAACGAAAATTCGTGGCATATTTTGGATAACAGGTTATTTAGGCCAGAAAAAGTGATAGTTGGCTTATTACCAAATCTTCCTGGGAAAAATTGATGCATATATGTGATAACCATTTGTTTGGATTAACATTGATTTTTCTAGTTGTGTTTTATTCAATTATTAAAGTTCAACAAAGCAAATAAAGGAGATGCTATAAATGGCATATGAACATAAAAAAAACCAAGGGACCCTGTGGCCCAATGATAAGAAGAAAAAGCCTACAGACCCTGACTTTACCGGGAACATTATGGAAAGTGACGGTACCCTACTAAACATGGCTGTCTGGAAACAGACCCATGATAAAGATGGGAATAAGTTAGATAAACCTCGCATGAATGTGAAAACATCACCTAAACAAAGTGCTCCGGATAATGATGACCCATTTGGATTTGATTAGTCCAGAAATAGGAAAGTATGCAGACTTCCTTCGAGGTCTGCTGCTTTCCATCTTATTGACTTACGATGCTGACTTTCTTATAATGAAGGGTATGGAGTATATGTTGAATTGACTAACGATCCACATACCTCCGCCAAGCCAAAACCTTCCCCTGTAAGAAAACCATTCAGTAAGGGCAATCATGCTGCTAATGATCCTATTGGGAAAAAAATAGTGTTAAACTATCTACAAGATCATGGGGTAAAGGCCATAGAGAATCCTGATAAGTACGGTGTTGATCTAATGGCCCCTCGATATGAAGTTGAACGTAGGACCATACATTCTAAGCAATGGCCTTATGATACAGTTCATGTCCCTGAAAGAAAAACCAAGTTTCTTAATAATGATATCTATTATGTCGTAGTGGTCCACCATGAACTGGCCTCTAAGGAATGGGATACCTTCATGGTATGCGACTCTAAAACTATCCGTAAATGTAATTTGGTCGAGGTCCCTAATAACTCTGTGCCTGAAGGTGAATACTTCTACGATGTGCCTATAAACTTCTGGAAACGGATCTTCCCCGGTGGCTAAACGATTCACAGCATCAAATAAATGGAGAAAACCCTGGTTCAGAAAACTCCCCCCCAAATACAAGCTGTTTTGGATTTATATGCTCGATTCATGTGACTTTGCAGGTTTGTATGAGGTTGATATAGAACGTGCTGAATGGGAGATGGGAGTCAAGTTGGATGAGAAGTTGTTATTAGAGAAGTTTGCAGATAAGATTGAGATCGTAAGAAAAGATAGGTGGTTTATACCAAAGTTCATTGAATACCAGTATGGTTTAGAGTTGAATGAGAATAATAGAGTTCATAATAAAGTCATCCAAATACTTAATAAGAACGGACTGTTAACGGACCGTCAACGGTCTGTTAACGGAGCTAAAGACAAAGACAAAGAAGAAGATAAATTAAGTATCATTAAGAAGAATCTTAATAAGAGGCTTGAAAAGTTTAATGATGACGTATATCAACATTCAGACAAGCACCCTAAAGATATATTAAAACAGTTTATTGAGTATTGGACTGAGACTAATAAGTCTAATTCTAAGATGCGTTTTGAAATGGAGAAGACTTGGGATACAGGGAAACGGTTAGGTCGATGGTCTAGCAATAACAATGATAAGTCTGAGTATAAGCCAGCACGTGAACAAGAATATGAATTTATATGCCCTAATGGCCATCCGGGTAAACGTATGATGAAAAGAGGAACTAGAGGAGTCTGTGTAAAGTGCCGGGATCAGTTGGTTCCTAAAGATGCTGAGTTACTGAGGAAGATTATGTAATGAAAAACTTTAGTATAAAACGTGACATGAATGATAAGCTCTTTAGTAACTATATCCGAACTAGGGATAAATGGACCTGTCAGAGGTGTGGCAAGTACTTTGAGGAAGGTAATAGGCGAACTCTTCATTGTGCACACCTGCTCTATGGTCGAGGAATCAAGATCTTGAGATTTAATGAGCTGCAGTGCTATGCCATGTGTTATTTCTGCCATCATTGGTTGGGTAGCCATCCCGGAGTTACGTTCAAATTTTTGCTAAATAGGATAAGTTTAGTCGCATTTAATGTACTGAACGATATGTATGAGAATCGTGAGTCTTATACATACGATAAAGAAAAGAAGGCTAGGATTAATGAGCATCTCAAACTAAAAATGGAGCAGCTTAGTGGATAGCGATGGTAATGCTAAAATTGAACTCACTTGGCCAGAAGTAGATGCTATTATAGAATCATTATCATGTTTGGTGAGGATGAAGTCTTCAGATAATCATCTGGGGGCACAAGAATTGTTGGTCTTTTTTAAAGGCCTGAGAAAAGAAGAAGTTAATAAACAGGTAGTTATAACCGAGGAGAAGGTGAGGTGTGGACCTCATCATTGTGAAAGTTGTGACTAGGATTGAAACATAAAAAGTGGAAAAAAGAATCAGAAGTCAGGCAGATGTACCGTGTCCTGATCAAAAGATATGAAAAAGAAGGCAAAGACCCTTCAAGGTTACAGGCCCGATTACAGGCCTTAGATAGAAACTTATGGTCCAGAAGAAAAAAAGCTGTCTCCAAAAGACAATAATAAGATTGTCCAGGCGTTGCAGGTATTGCCGTAGGCTTGATGTAATCTTTGGAAAAACCGTATCAAGAGATAAGTGCTCCAATCTGCGGTCCTGCAGGGTATGTAAGGAAATTGTATGGATAAAAAAGATAAGAGCAATGTAAATCATACTGGCTCAGAGGGTATGAGTGTAGTATATGAACAAGTTGATGCAGATAATATCTATAATACCAATGAAGAGATTCTAGATGATGTACGTGATAGACTTAATGATGGAGCTAAGGAGTATGGGGAATCGATCCGTAAGGCTGATCCTAGGGACTTTCTGGAAGAACTGTATGAAGAGCTCATTGATGCAGTTGTATATGCTCTGGTACAAGCTAAACGGTTTAGAGATTGTATGAAGAAAAAGGATGGATGATGAACGATGGAAACTTATTGGCCAGTATGCTAGGGCCCAGATCGTTATGGGGGTCGAGTCTGTTCTTGAAGAGAAAAGAAGAATCTGCCCAAAGACCTGCCTCACCAAACTCCCAATCTATACCCTCAAAGAACTCATCCGAGAACTCAAATACAAATACTACAGGCAGCAAAGAAGACTGCGATCACAAAAACGTTGACACAATCAGGGATTATTATGGATTACAAGAATTTCAATATACAACCTACTACTTTTGCGAAGATTGCGAAGAAGAACTTTCTCACGATGAGTAATCACGATACTTGCAGCTATTGTGATAACCTACCGATCTATACTTTTACAGATTATCAAGATGGACAGTCTGTGATTCTAGGAAGTGTATGTGATAAACATTTTATTCGGATGCAAATTAAGCTAGGCCAAGTAAAGCTGCAGCTTGTAAATCGTAAGGCCAAACAACGCAAAAGAGATAAACGTAAGAAAACTGAAAGCATAAAGGCCTATAGACGAGAAAATAAGAAAAAAAGGAAATTCACCAAAAAAAACACCCCCTAATTTAGCGTATATAGCGAAAACTCCTCATTAGGCGGTACTACCATAACCTCCTCGGATAAGTCTATTGGGGAAACAAAAAAGCCCCTAGAAATAGGGGCTTTATGTTGATTTGAAGTGGGTGTATTATTTACTTATCTAACGTGGTATCCTGTTTACCTTTAGCCTTGGCCATCGAAACAAAGTTGGCCAGAATTGTACCCATCAGTTCACCTACACCCATGTCATTTTCAAGGGCGATCCGTTTCAACTCTTTTTTAGTATTGAAACTGATTGCTATTTTATGAGCCCCTAATATTGGAGCATCCTTGATCATATCACCATCCTTCATTATGCAACTCCTTTCGGTTTAATTACAGGAACCTTATCTAGCATCTTATTTCCGACCCTAGTATCCTGATGTATGTATTCATCGATTGTCTTATCAGAACTGTGGCCTAAATGCTTTGCAGCATCCTTACGATCACCACCACTAAGTTCTATAGCTTGGCCAGAACTGGCTCTAAAGCTGTGCAATTTGGCCTTATCGCCCTCATCATTAAACAACTCAAACCCATTATCGATCAGAGTATTATAAATCTCTTCACGAGCATATTTGAACTTGTTTTGTTTTTGTCTGGGAGTTTCAGCATATAGCTTAGGAAATAGTGGGCCAGTTGTGTTTTTCTGTTTCTTGGCCCAATCAGATAATCTCCTGTGCAATGGGAAAGTCTGCCAACGATCTGCCTTCTCATTCCATACCCTCATTTCACGATTAACTGGGTCAACCTTCTCCCATAGTAATCCAGATACATCACCTGCCCTTAATCCAGTATAGTATAACCATTCATAATACAGGCCATACTTCTTATGATTAAATAAGACTGCTAACTCTTCATTGTTAAGTAACCTAGGCTTAACCTTCTTTTGTTTACATCCTTTACCTTTTGTAGGGGGTAGGTCTACAAGCCTTTTTGGCCCATCATGAAAAGGATTGCTTTTAATACAACCCCATGCTACTGCCCTAGAAATACTACTGTCTACCATAGAAAAAGTAGTATGGATTGTCTTAGGTGCAAGACCATTGTTTTTTAGGCTACTTATGAAGTCCTGACATGACTGTACTGTAATGTCATTTATGTTCGTTATGTGACTGTTATGTAGGAATGGTATCCACTTCTTAAATAATACTGACCGTTCCTCTTTAAGATGTTGAGTTATGCCATCTTCTTCTCGCCAGTTCGAGTATCTAGTATAAAACCCATCAACAGTTGTAGTTGTTTGAGTGTCACTAATTCCAGAACTAGGCTTAACAACATGAATCTGGCCAACATTATTCTGTTGGTGAATTGGCCCATTACATTGTGAACAAACTAGGCCTAGAGTACCACGTAGCTTTTGCAATTCCATCTCAGTAGCTAACTGCTTGGCCACCCTCTCATCACTCGTGCCCAGAGATATTCTTTTTCTATTCACATAAACATACCAATTGTTTGATTTGTTTTTTCTTTTGAATATTTTCATATGTCCCTTTCTAATGACGTTATTGTCATTGAGGTCAGGGGAGGAATCGAACCTCCCCAGTACCATACTGACCTTATTCGTATTCATCACATATAATTTTCAATGATTTATCAGTCCATTGAAAACCTAATGGGCTTAAGTCATCTTGTAGTTCTCCATAGTAGCTGTTTAATGGTACTACAAATACCCTAGTGGGATTATCCCCAATGTAATCATACTCCTGGTATAGGTATTTTTCTTCGCACTTGAAAAACAGATATCCGCCATACGACTTAAACCTCAATAGTTTGTTGCTTGGCAAGTCACTACCAAACCTTTCGCTGATATTATAGGCTGTAATATCTCTATCAATCCCTATTTTTCCTTCCATCACTTCACCTCCTCTGGGACTTGAGGTTCAATAACCCATTCAGCATCCTCGTAAGTGAAATCAATTCTATCAGAGTCAGATGCAATGTCATAAGCCTCTTCATCATTTTTAGCTTTTACATCTATGTAATAGTAAACTTCCTTCGTTGCTTTGACTCTGTAGGTTTTTATTGATTGTCTTGCCTCTTCATCGCTTTTGAATACCTTGCAGCGGTCACATCTTTGAGTCTCGTGCAGATGTGTTTCGCAATTAAAGACATTCAAGAAGTACCCTTTGCCGTCACAGTTACCACAGGAAGATTCTTCTGGTAGGTCATCGATATCATCAGGATCAATATGATTTATTGAGCCTTCTGGGTTTATGTAATCAACTGTGCCACCATCTTGTGTCCAGTATTTCTTAGCTAATTCATAGCCACAACCTGAACATTTTATATAGTGAGCAAAGTTTGGATCGGAATGATCCTGTTTGTGTAATTCCCAATTGTTATGAGGTCTGTAGCCATCGTATTTGCCATATTTATCCTCAATTGGAAATTTGCATGAGCACAATTGTGCATTCTGAACAGTAACTGTTCTTTTTATTGTTCTAACATAATCTGAGTTCATTTTCATCTCTCCATTTCTTCCTACGCATAAGATTCCTCCTACGCATAGGGTGTTTTGTGTTTGTTTTGTGTGTGTGTTTGTCTTGTCCATAGCAACAAAGTAACTAAAGTTACCTATTGCTGCAAACTATTTATTTTTAGGCCTATTTGGCTGCTATATATAGTAGGGTCAGTTACCCTTTATTATATTTGTTTTAATGATTTATTGGTTCAGTTTCGGTTCCTGACAACACGTTTTTGGGAGATAGTGTGAGTAAAAAAATTTTAAGAGACAAGAGTGGCAGGTTCGCCAAGGGTGAATCAGCTAATCCGGGAGGTCGCAAGGGTACTGAATTCGGTAACTGGCTGAGGAACAATCCTAAGAGTCAGAAGGTATGGGAGAAGATTCTAAATGCAGCAATATCAGACTCTGACCCAAGGCAGACCATAGCTTGGAAGTTAGTAGCTGATCGTACAGCCCCATCATTAAAGGCAACAGAGATGAAGGTTAAGGATTCAGGTCAAGTACCAGTCATAGTCATACCAGAGTCTAAGCCTGAAGGTGCACCTGTATCTAATGAATCATTACTTACTGAGGACAATATAGATGCCAAGGCCTAAGCTACTGGTAAGCTACCAGTCACCTACCGAGGAGAAACTATCTAATGGGCCTACAAATGGCCTACAAACACCCTATTATATTGACCCCCTAGGGGGGTGGGCGACTCCGTTGAAAGTACCTCGTTCTATCCTCGATGCCATATATATTTTTTCACACGCAGGTTGTGGGCAAATAAATGGATAACAATGTAATCTTCCAACCCCACCCTGGACCACAAACAGAGGCTCTGCAGAGATCTGAATATGAAATATTATATGGAGGCAGCAGGGGGTGCGGTAAATCGATAGCTGGTATGGCATGGTTAGTCGACCCAAGATATGTACAACATCCATTATACAGGGCCCTGGTTATTAGACGTAATTATGATGATCTTAGAGACTGGATAGACAGAGCCAAGTTCATGTATAGATCCTTTGATATGAATGTGGTGGGTAACCCAGCTGAATTTAGATTTGCGAGTGGGGCCAAAATCAGGACCGGCCACTTACAGGATAAAGATGCATATACCAAGTATTTGGGGCACGAATATCACCGAATGGTTGTAGAGGAGGCCACACTGATTCCGGAGGAGGTAGAATATTTACGATTAATATCAAGTTTAAGATCTACGGTCCCAGAATTAAGGCCACAGATCTTCTTAACAACCAACCCAGGTGGACCGGGGCATAATTGGCTAAAAGAAAGATTCGTAAATAGCTGCAGAAATAAAAGTTATAAAGACCCTATATCGGGGCGATCAAGGATTTTTATTCCAGCTTTAATTAAGGATAACCCAACCTTAATGAAAGAAGATCCTGATTATGTAAAAAGTTTAGAGGCTTTACCAGAAGAATTAAGAAGAGCCTGGTTAGAGGGGGATTGGGACATATTTGCTGGACAATATTTCAAAAAATTCCGACTTGATCATCATGTAATAGAACCATTCGAGATCCCCAGGCATTGGTTCAAATATCGAGCAATAGATTATGGTTATGCAGCACCATTTTGTACATTATGGTTAGCGGTGGATTATGACAAAAATGTATATGTGTATAAAGAACATTATGAGGCTGGACAGGAACTCACCTATCATATAGAAAAAATAAAAGAATTTTCAGGTAAAGAAGAATATATGGGGACCCTAGCGGATCCTAGTATGTGGATCAGGAACCCCCAGAATACAAATAGGTCTGATGGAGTAGCACCATCACATCAAGGTATAGCACATTTAATGGGCTTTGCTGGGATTAATTGTATCAAAGCAAACAATGATAGAATAAATGGTTGGAATCTTATTCGGTCCTACCTCGACTGGGACAAAGAAAATCCATCAAGATTAAAGATATTTTCTAACTGCGAGAACTTAATTAGGACTTTACCGGCCATGATACATGATGAAAAAAGGCCTGAAGACCTAGATACAAAACAAGAGGACCACGGAGTTGATGCTTTAAGGTATGGCCTGACCCATATTGGATCACCAAGTCAAATAAAGAAAACCTCATGGGTTGATAGAGAACTTGCAAAACTATTAAAACTAGAAACGGATTATCCTGGTGTCAGGAATTAGTAGACCAACAGATCATGATAAAAATGTTATGATAGCATCTATGCTAACCCATTTTAAGCCGGGTTATGGTAAACAGTTAAAAAAGATGAGCTATAACAAAATTAGTATACTTTACAGTATGTTAAAACCTTTTGATGCATATGCCAACAGTAAAAATAGAAAAATTTAATCAAGTTACCCAGAAATGGGAAGAAGAGGAAGTTGAGGATTCTTACCTTCGCACACTTGAAGCAGTTGCAAACACAGACGATATAGATGAACAGGTAAATAGAGCTTGTGATGATATTGTTGATACATCATTAACAATGATGACAAAATTTGAAAGAAAAATAGAAAAGAATTAATATGGCTGAACCAAAGAAAATGGAATATGTCCCATCAATGGAGGACAAGAAAACCTTAAAACGCTGCGATGCTATGTTTGATATGGCAAGAAAGTCCAGGATGGAAACAGAAAGAGTTTGGCGAGATAGTGAAGATCTATATATGGGTAATCACTGGAAGGGCTTTAAGATGCCCAACTTTCAAAATCAAGTAACCTTAGAGTTAATTGCCTCAGCTATTGATACCATGATTCCGGTCCTATCATCAAGGCCCCCGAAGATTGATGTGATGCCAGTTGATTATAGTGATGAAACAATCTTTGCAGCCGAAAACTTACAGGCCACCATAGATGAATTATGGCAAGTAAGAGATCTACAGAATCTAATACCTGAGTGGTTACTCGACTTTTTGGTATATGGTACTGGTATTATGAAAGTAAGATTCAATGAAATGGATGAAAGACCTGATGCAGATGTAGTAGATCCATTTGCGATATATGTTAACCCATCGGCCACTAAGCTAGAAAATGCTGAGTGGATCTGTCAGGCATCCCCAATGCCGATGTGGAAAATTAAAGAATTATATAAAAATGGTAAGTATGTGGAGCCTCAAGGAAATTTAGACAGATATGAGGCTATGAAAATGAATACAGCACCAACCTCGGATGAACGAGTCCAGGTGACTGATACTCAAGGAAAAGAAACACATTATTATGATTCCCCACAGAAAGCCATGGAAGATTTAGAAGAACGTGCCCTAGTATTGGAATACTTTTTGCGTGATGGTACTATTGAATATGTTGAAATGGAAGATGAGAATGGTAAACCATATACACAAGAAAATTATAAATACCCAGGTCAGGTCAGACAGGTAGTTACTTCTAATGGAGTGCTGCTTTATGATGGACCAACAAAATATCCTTTCTTCAATAAGGAAAACAGTCTTGCACATCCATTCCCATATGTAGTGCTAAAAAACGCTGGGTCGGCACACTCTTTCTGGGGGAAACCAGAACCACGCAGATTAAAGTCTGTGAACTTAGCGATGGATAGGATTTCGTCACAATTGATGGACAACATCCACTTAACTGCTAATCCTATGTGGGTTGTAGACGAAACAGCTGATGTCACAGATCAAATCTCCAACAAGCCCGGATCCGTCATACGAAAGAAGGGCCCAGGAGCTGTGGATATGAAGACTCCAGGGAGTATGCCTTCCTACGTTTTTAATTTTTATGAACTACTATATGATGTGTTTGAAACAGTAAGTGGAGTAAATAAGGCGACACAAGGTAAGGAGGCCAGTAATGTCACCAGTGGTGTACAGGCCCAGATATATCGCCAAGCTGCAACAACTAAAATAGATTTTAAATCAAGAATCCTGGACCAGGCTATCCAAACCCTGGGCCAGATGTGGATCGCTATGATATCGAATATGAGTTTAAGGCCACAAAATGTTTCAGTTGTTATGCCTCACCAGATTGAAGAAAAGAGATCATACATCGGGATTGAGTACCAAAACATGAAGTTCAATGTGAGGGCCAAAGCAGGTAGTATGTTACCGGAGAACAAAATGTATGTGGAAAACAAAATTATGCAATTGGCACAAATGGGCCTCATTGCGGATCCTGAGTTTATTATTGAGAATATTGATTTACCTGGCAAAGAAAAGCTACTTCAAAGAATGCGAGACGAAAGAGCAGCGGTTGAAGAACAACAGCAAATGATGGACCAGCCTTTGTCAGAAGAAGAATTAGCTGGATTAGGTGGAAATGAAGATGAAATTTATAGACGAATGACAGAAGACCCTGAGCTTATGACTCGCCTTGAAAACATGAGCAAGAGGGGAGAGGTATAATGCCAACAAGAATTAAATAAAACAAGGAGTAACACTTATGAGTGATACTATTGAAGGAACCGTTTATAGTGGCCAGGTCCGTGTGACCCAAGCCGAGGCTGAGTCTTTAATCAGTGATCCTGAGTGGGGGGAGCCAGATCATCCCAACACACAGAATGGTTTAGACCAACAGCAATCAGCACCACCAGCGGAACCAAACAGTGAGGAAGTAACTGCGGAACAAACAGAGTCTCAGGAGACTGAGCAACCTAATGAGCCGGAATCAACACCCTCGGAGACAGAGAATAAACAGAGCCTCGACCAGGTCGAGGTTGAAGGTGATGTTTATACAATGGACCAAATCAAGGAGTTTATTGATGATTCCAGAAACAAAGATGAGTGGCAACGTAAGAACACTCAGAGATCCCAAGATCTTGCCGAACAACGTAAAGCTATCCGGGCTGAATCGGAAAAATGGAAGACGTTGAAGGAAGATGAAGATTTGATGGAAACCATTAAAGACTATGTAGATTCGGATCATCCTCTGTTTAAAGAAGATCTAACATCCGAGGAGCCAGAAGAAGTACAGAATGTACAGACTGATGAAGTCGATAACACCAGGCTAAACGAATTAGAAAATAAGGTTCAACAGTTCGAGGCTGAAAAGCAAGTCGAACAAGATGTAGCAACCCTGATACAGAAACATCCAGAGTTGAAGGATAATACCAACGCTGTGGATCAAGTATTAAAAGCTGCTATTGATAATAGCCTTATGGATCTAGAAGTCGCCTACGCTGTCGCTATGCATGGGTCTGAAAAAGATTCTGCTTTGAAGAAGGCTCTTGAAAATGTGGAGAAAGCTAAAGAGCTACGTAGTATTCCAGAGGCTGAAGGAGCAGCTCGTGCTAATCGCACAGCTACTTCTAAGGTTCCGAGGAGCTATGACGAGGCTCGTGAAATAGCTTTCAATGAGTACAACCTTTTTGATAATTAAGGAAATATAAATGGCTTTAAGTTATGATAATTTATCTGCGTTAACTCGTGATAAATACATACCGGTTTTAGTCGACAACATCTTTGATTCAAATGTTCTTACTCACCGGATGCTCCGTAAATCAAAAGCGGCTGCAAGTGGAAATAAAGTATTACAACCTCTAGAATATGGCAAAGCAACTGCTAAAGGCTTTTATTCTGGATATGACCTACTTTCTACGACCCCAACCGAGACGTTCACAGACGCCTCATTTGATTGGGTTCAGGGTTATGCTACTATTTCTATCTCTGGTAAAGAAGAATCGTTGAATGATGGCAAGGAAAGAGTCGTAGACCTTCTTGAGGCGAAATTAAAGAATGCTGAAAAATCTTTAAAAGATATGTTTGGCACTCAATTGTATTCTGATAACAATGGATCCACCACGACAACTTCTGGTGCATCTGCTAATGGTTTCTTAGGACTCGATGCAATCATCGATTCTTCTGGAACTATTGGTGGTATATCTAGAAGTGATTATAGTTGGTGGGCAGCACAAGAACAAGCAGCTGGTTCCAGTACTTTTACTGATGTAGCAGCAGCCTCTGGTGCAAACTCCATTGGTCGTGAGATGAGGAAAATGTACGGTGCGTGTACAGTAGATAACGATACACCAACTTTAATCGTGACCACTCAAATAGTTTTTGATGCATATGAGGAAGCTCTAACTGCACAAAAACGCTTTGGTGCAAGTGATAAAACGTTAGCAGATGCTGGTTTCCAGAATTTGCTGTATCGTGGTACACCAGTTGTTGTTGATGATCATTGCCCAGCAGGGAAAATGTTCATGCTCAATGAAAAGTACATGGGATTCCGTCATCACAGAAAACGTAATTTTGCTTTTGAAGGTTTCCAAAAACCGATCAATCAAGATGCAAGGGTTGCCAAAATACTTTGGCTCGGTGCACTCACTGTTTCTAATCCAAGAATGATGGGTAAGATCACTGGTCTTCCCACAGCTTATTAGAGATTTATTGTGGCATTCGTTTCAACAGAATCTTGGATTAACCCTCAAGCAATAGACTCAACATCTACCACAGAACAAGTTCCTGTCGGCACGGTTGTCCGTGCTGAAGACAAAGATAGTTCAACCGACCTTGGTGTTGGTGAATTTATCTATTGTGTTGGTGTAGCTAGTACAGTAGTCGGTTCAGTTGTTACAATTGACGAAGCTGGTGCAACTACACTTGCAACATCAAATGGTAAAGGCAGAGTGGGTGTCGCTATGTCCGCAAATGTTGCTAGTCAATATGGCTGGTATCAGATTAGTGGAAAAGGTCACGCTAAAGTCTTAACCAGTTTTGCAGATAATGGTATATGCTACTTAACCGGCACAGCTGGTTCTGTAGATGATGCAGATGTTGGTGGGGATCTTATTAAAGGTATGATGGGTCGTTCCGCTATTTCTAGTGGAAAGGCCTACGTTGAGTTGAATCGACCTTTTGTCGATGATGCTGCTGATGATTAATCGTATGTAGGATATTTAAAAAACTAAGAGTGAAGTTGGGGATATAAGCAATAACGATTGTTTGGGTCCAATTAGCAAAACCCTCATATAAACTCTAAAAATTAACGCTGGGGGGTGTATTCCCCCCGGCATTATTTGAAACTTTAATTAGGAGAAAAAAAATGACTGGTAACGAAATGTTATCCACGTTAGGATTGAGATTAGAGGATCCGGAAGAATCCTCATTTACTTCAACTGCAAAGCTTGATGCTTTAAACATTGCACAAAGAAGTGTAGTCAATCTAGTTCACAATTCATACCTGGGAGAGCTACAAGTAATTGTATCTAATCAGGCAATGGTAGGTCACGGTGTCACTTATACTGTATTGGCAGCACATTCTGATGGTGGTCAACCTATTCGCAATGGTATCACAGCTGTAAAAGTAAATGGATCAAAATGGTGTACAATGATTGAACCTGGTGATCAAAAGAAATTAGAAAATACTTATTTAGCTGGAAGTGCAACCAATCCAGTTTCTTATGTGTTTGGTGAAAAGGTTTATGTTGATGGTACAGCTGCATCTACAACAGCAGTAGATGTTTGGTATTTAAGACAACCAGTAGCTATTGCAGCTAGTGGAACTGAATGTGAATTAAATATTGCTTTACACGAAATTGTAATTGATTTGGCAGAATCTCAGTTATGGAAGATGGATGCAAAAGTTGATAGAGCTGCTGCTGCTTATGGAAATGCAACTGCTCAAATCGAGGCATTAAATGCTAGGTATGCACACGAGGCACCTACAGGTATTGGCACAAAGAATAGAGGTTAACTATGACTTGGGCCAGTTTAGTAGACAGAGCTCTAACTGGGTTTCCCTCTGATAATAATGACTTTAATCAAACAAAGGCTAAAAAATATTTAGAGGAAGCCCAAGAGGATTTTGCCTATAATACAAAGTGCTACGAAAAGAATTTTTCGTATTATTTAGATGAAGGCGACACAACATTCCCTATGCCAAAAGATTTTATAGATCTTATTAGCACAGTAGAATTTCGTGGATCAAACCTACCTCTATTCCAAAGAAGTGAAATCTTTTCCAGGAGAAAAGTAGATAATACTTTTCGTACTGGTACACCGGAATACTTTCAAATAGAAGGTAATAATATGTCTTTTGTACCATCACCTTCGCAAGGTGGCTTGGTTACATTTAGATATGTTGCTAAACCTACCAACTTAGATGATTCCGCAACAGCATATAAGAAATTAAATTATGATAATCTTACCAGCAGTGCTCCATATATAGGAGATACTCTGGCTGCAAAAAGAGGAACTAATAATGCTGATGTAACATTCTCAGCAACTGTAGTTGATTACATTGATGATAATCTTACTGGGACTTTAATTCTGGGGGATGTTACTGGCAGTGTTATTAATAACGATTTAATTGTTACAACAAATGATGAAACAGAAATGTTTTTAGCATTGCAGGGCAGTTGGAGCTCATTAGTAACAAATTGGGGAGATCTTGGATTAGGGTTTAAGGCCCTAGGAAACGGAACCCTTTACGATTATTCAACTGCTGGAGATGAGCCTCAGATCAATCAGATCTATCATTCTATGTTAGTTGATTATGCGAAAGCAGCATTGCACTGGGATGTAGGATCTGATTTAGCTAACACTTATCAAAGTAAGTATGTACAAAACCGTGAATCAGTAAAACGACAATATGCACATCGAGGACTTCATGGTCCGCAAAAAGTCGCAGATACAATGAGTTACAATGGCATCTAATTATATAAGAATTCCAATGTTTGGTGGTGGGCTTATTACCAATATGGATCCTGAAGATTTGCCTGTTGATGCGTGTAGTGATACCTTAAATGTTGATATAGAAGTTCCTGGTAAAATAACAAAAAGAAAACCAAGACAATTATATAAAACAATTAGTGGTTCAAACTTTAAGCAGCTCATGCAATGGAATGCTCCTAATGGAGTTAATCATTGGGTAGGTTACGAAACTCAGAATAAAGATATTGAATTATATAATTCTGATTTTACTATCCAACCAGCTGGATCCACACTTGTTGATTACTCTTCTACTTCATCAATGGATGATGTTAAAATAATTAACTTTGGTGATGAGTTAAGAATTGCTAGTCAAAAGCATGAAAAGGCTAAATGGATTGGTCATCTTACCAGACGTTATTTCTTTGATACCTGGCAACCGGCTTTAGCAAATGCAACTGATACAGGTTTAGATCTAAATGGTGCTGTGTCTTCAACATCTTCTACAAGTTTTGTAACAGATGGTGGAGCATTAACCGTTCAAGTGGGGGACTATTTACGAGTAGATTCTGAAGTTGTTCAGGTCACAGCAATCACATCAGCAGATGCGAGTAACCATACATTAACAGTTACTCGTGGTAAGATTGGCAGCACAGCTGCAACTCATAGCGACAATGCTAGTATTTACTTTGCAAATACTTTGATATCTTCAGATGCTACGCTTAGTTATCCCACAACCTGGGCTTACCAGGATATTACAGAAGAGTCAGCAACGCATGGTACGAATGCAACTGGATTTTACTATTACAAATTCACAGCAATTTTTGATGGCAATCAGGAATTACCATTAGGCGATTCCTTTTCTAGCTATAATCTGACAACCGCAACCAAGCCTTTAAAAATAGGACTAAAGATTGACACTGATGATTTTAATCGAAGGATCACCGGTATTAATCTTTATAAATCTTATTTAGCTACGGACCACACGCCAGTATATAGTCTAGCTAAAACCATACCGGTTAACACTAAGTCAACCTATACAACTGACCATATATCAACATCTAGTTCAAGCAATGTTGGTAGTGTGGTGTATACCCCAGATAATAATTTTGTCGGGGGAGATGTAAATAAATGGATCCGCTTACATAAGACAAATGAAATAAATGATTATTATTATATTGGGTCCAGAACAGGGAAAACTGCTGTATTAACAAAGAGGTATGTTCATGGCACAGGATTGATAAGTTCATTTGCTGGATTAAACACTTCCTTCTGGGGTGATCCATCTGGTTATATAATTTTAGATGACAATGGATCAGGTACCGCACCTAGTGTTAGCGATTGGACAGATGCTAGTTCATCTGCGATTGGTGGAGGTACTAGAGATGCAACGCTTTATTTTGGGTTGAATACGGTTTATGATTCTTCATGGGATTTTGATAACGATGAGAAGAATGATTGGACAGCTAAGAAGTCAAGTTCATATCGAACAGTAGATAGAAGTTTTGAATCCATGGTAAGAGTAACATCCAACTTCGCCAGTTATGGAGTGGACCAGAGTATTACTTTAACGAATGGGTATTATTTCACTTCTATTAGTAGTGGAGAACTCACATTATATGTATACGATAATGGAATCGTAGAGGCCGGTGCTCATCCATTAGGAGCTAAAACAAAGGTCACAACTAATTACAAATATGGGCAATGGATGAATGGTAGATTTTTTGTTGGCAATGTGAGGTTAGACCCAGGAGTGGAAGATGAGGACCATGAGAATTGGATTATTTATTCTCAACTTAATCAACCAGATATTTTACCAATATCAAATTATATTCAAATAAAAGATGTACAGGGTGGAAAAATCACAGGTTTGTCCAGGTTATTTGATGACCTGGTTGTTCTTATGGAAAATGGAATATTTAGGCTATATGTGCCCTCAGATCCTTCAACCTGGTCCTTGCTCGAATCAGATGAGAACGTGGGCTGTATAGCCCCAAATAGCGTTGTAAAGGCAGGTTCCTATGTGTTCTTTGCAGGTCCAGACCATATTTATGCTGTAGATTCAAATTTTAATGCTTTTCCGATATCAGAACCTATACGTGATGACTATCAAGGCAGCAGCAATTTGTCAGAAACAAGATCAATATATGATCCGAAAAGACAAAGAATCATATTTTTGTTTGGTGATACTACAAGATATATGTACACGCTGCAGCTAGATCGATTTAAATCTGGTGAATTTATTTGGAACAAGCATGACTTGGGGTCCACAATACCTGCCAACACACTTGCGATAGATAATGATTTAAATGTTTATACAATTCAAAATAATGTGAGCTAATGAAAGATAAAACAAAATTAGTAGGCCTTGTAGATATTCAAATTACCAGAGCAAATGGTGATACAGAAACATATACAGGCAGAAATACGATTGATACAGAAGTAAAAAATGCAATTGCTAGTGCTATAAACAGTTCAGTAAGTGGAGGGTTTGGAGCTTTGACATCGCCTTTTGATGGCAGCAATACAGGCTTTGTCACACCCACATCTGCCGAATCTGGTATTATAGTAAAAACTACAGCGAATGATTATTACCAATGTTCAACAGCTGCAGCCAGTAGTGGCAATGAAAATGCAACATTAAAGATAGTTGGTACGGTTAAGGCAGATGCAAGTAAAACTGTGGATATTGCATATGTTGGACACGGATGGTCATCAAACGCAGACTTTGCTTATAACATAGCATCACACGATTTTTCTTCAAACATAGCTCTAGATGATGGAGATCAGCTCGATATCACCTGGACCATAACTATAGCGGATTCATAATGGAAATAATAACACATGGATTAATTAATACTATAAAGGCCAGGGGCTTTGTAACAATAGAAGTATTTCATCCAGAAGATAAAGTTCGCATGGAGCCACTACATAAAGAGGATGGAGATAATGCAATTAATTCATATTTGCTAAATCAGATTGGTGCAGAGATGAGAAGAACTTCTGGCAATAGTGCATTAGAATTAACCCAATGGCCAAACGTAAATAGTACAAGTAAGTGTTATCCTAGCTTTGATGGGACAAATCATGATCAAGATTATACAAGTGGATCTAGTTATTTAAATGGTGCTGATGGAATTTTCTGCGAGACATCATCATCAGCAGCTACTGGGTACACTTTCCCAGGTTCCGGTGTCGGAGATTTCACCCAGGCCCTTGCATTGGGGCATGGTTCATCGATGTCACAAAGTGTATCTGGGAATACCTTTACTATGATAGGAGAATGCACTTGGTTGGGAAAACACCAGGGTACTGCATCCCTGGCATCCGGATCAACAGGGAACATAACTAACTTTGAAATGGGAAAAGATTTTAGCTGTAAGTCAGACACAAACTCAGACTTTACATATGGCCACAATAGCACTAATTATTTATATGCAACTTATACAGCAAGTGCATTTTCTTTAGATGTAAACGATCAATTGAAAGTAACCTGGACAATACAGATAACATAATATGTCACACGGATCAGTAACAGTAACAGCCCCAACAACAGGAGCAACCTGGTATAAAGACCAGTCTCAATCAATTACCTGGACAGTAGGTGGAGCTGGTGCCTCTTGGAATAACTTTAGTGTCTATTTATTAAAGGATGGATCTACAGAGGCGACAGTTGCAACAGGTTTGTCAGGAGGAGCTAGAGCTTGTAATTATACCCCACCAAATTCACTTGATACAGATTCTGATTATCAAATCCAGGTTGTAGGTAATTATAATGAGGATGCACCCTAATGGCTTTTAATGTATCAGGAACCTCCGGCAATTTCACGATCACAGATCCGGCCACCGTAACATTAAGTAGCCCAAACTCTGGGTCCTATAATGTTAATGCTAATTTAAGTATAACATGGTCCAAGAGTGGGTTTAGTGAAAATGTAGATTTATACTACACATCTAGTACAACATTTAGTACAAGCAATGCAATTGCTACTAATTTAAGTGGCACCTCATATACCTGGGATATACCATCTGGATTATCAAATAGTTCTCAATATATATGGGTAAGAAAAACTGGTGACTCTAGTGTTAAGGATAGTTCTACAAGTGCAATAACATTTTATACTTTAAATGAGTTTTCTCCTACAGATACAACCTCATTTAGTGAATCAGTTTCTTTTGACAGTAGCGATGTATGGAGATTTGTAAAGACAGCATCCGATACAACAACATTTTCTACTGACTCTGTGACCACATCTGAAAGTTTATGGAAACACGTTAAAACTGCTGCAGATACGACCAGCTTTACTGAGTCGGTATCTAAGTTAGTATACAAACAACCAAGCCCTTCTGATACTACCACATTCTCAACTGACTCTGTAACAACTGTTGAAAGTTTATGGAAACACTTAAAAACAGCTACAGACACAACAAGTTTTACCACGGACTCAGTAACGACAGTAGAAAGTGAATGGAAACACAGAAAACTCCCTACAGACACAACTACGTTTTCAGCGGATGCAGTAGAAACAAAAGTATTTAGACAGCCCACCCCAGAAGATACAATGGCTTTTACGGAGAGTCTATTAACTGAACTCTCTTTGTGGAAGGCTGTATACCCAGTGGAAGACACAACAGTATTTAATGAGGACGTAGCTGTTGAATTTGGTAATGGCTGTAGGATGTTGAAGTTAGATGCAGGGTCTGACAATGAGAGTTTAAAAGTATCTAGAAAAAGTGGATGGGTACCTCTAGGGTCACTAGATAAAAACACAATTATACGAAGATTAAATATGAGATATAAATCTTCAGACCCAGTTACAGTAAAGGTTTTTGCTAATGAGGATACAAGTAATCCAATATTTAATCACGCATTTGCAGCATCATCAGATGTTGTAAATAAAAAAGTTCGAGTAGGTAAAAGAGCAAAATATGTGATGATGGAATTAAGCACAGGGTCAACAACTAATTATGATATGGCGATAGACCATTTAGAGGTAGAAGTCGATGGCAGTTGAATCAAAGGTATATAAATTAGATGTTGGTGGCACAACAGGCACTCTGGAACAACATGGTATAGCCAGGAAAACTGGATGGTTTAGCGTGGCCCCACTTGATAAAAAAGTCCTGGTCCGTAGAATGAATGCACGTTATTCAGGTCCAGATGCAATTACGTTAAAAGTGTATGCTGATGGAGATAGCACAAACCATGTTAAACAACTAACGCTTAGAGCTAACAGTGGTGTAACTGGAGCTACGGTTGACGATGGTACACCAATGAATGCATCTGTTACAACACTCACTACTAGCAGTACAAGTCTATTAAAGTCTGGGGATTTTATAAAAATAGATAATGAAATAATGAAAGTTATAACAGCTGGTACAACTTCCCATACAGTACAACGTGGAATGAAGGGAACAACTGCAGCATCCCACGATGATGATTCAGTAATTAGTTATGCAAATAATCCACTCGAATCTATCGCAGTGGGTAGACGTGCAAAGTATTTGATGGTAGGATTGGAATCATCCAATACATCAAATGAAGGAATTGAAATAAATAAATTGGAGGTCGAAGTAGATGGCTTATAGTAAATCAAAAGACAAAGATACAAATAAAGGATTTGAGTTTGTGGACCGTGTTTTGGAATCTAAACAAACTAAAATACAAACGCTTTCAAAAGCACCAAAAGGGAATGATATTAAGAATGGAGAGTTTCTATTCGCAAAAGTTTCAAAAGACAGTGAATCACCAGGAGCCCCTTCACAAGATGAAGGTAGGATCTATTACAAAGATGATAGTGGTGTGATCTGGAAATTTTCAACAACAACAAAAGTATAGGAGAGAAAAAATGTCAATTGCTCTAGCTTACATGGCAGGGAAAGGCTTACAAGGGCTTGGCAAAGCATATCAAGCACATAAACAGGGCCAAGCTGCATCTGCCACACCCCAACTAACCGATAACGAATTTTCAAAATCATACGGTACTTATTTGCAGAATTATGCATCTCAAGGCCCATTTTCCCCATCCCAACAAGCAAACTTTGCGAGACAAGTTATGGGACAGGCTGCACCTGGATTTCAACAGGCATCTACTGGTATTCTTCAAAGGGGAGCTGCAACTGGGTTAGAAGACAGTGCTGTTCAAAGTGAACAACTAGCCGGTGTAGATATGAACAAAGCTATGGCCAGGCTAAATATAGCCAGGAGACTTGCTAACAAAAATCAAGAATTAAGATTAGGTTATATAGATAAACTAGGTATGCATGGTCAAAATGTGTATGCTAGTGCATTAGCAAAACACCGTAATAAAATGATGACAGCCGGAGGGACTGGTGCAGCATTATTAAATACAGCTGGGACAATGGCTACAGAGTATGCAATGGGTTTAGAAGGGTCACAAGATAATATCCCTTGGGAGGTACCTAAATAATGGCACAAACAACTTGGACAGCAGCTCAAAAACAAAAATGGGTTGATGATAAATTAAAATCCCTTAAAAGCCCTATTGCTAGAGAACGCTTTAGAAAGAGGATGCAAGATGAAGGGGTGTTAGATGATATAGCCCAATCAAGAAAAGATGAGGAATATCAGGATTATCTCTCCAAGCCTGGTGTCCCTGAATATCAAAGTTATGAAGATATCTTATCTGGTTTACAATCCACAGGTAGCAAAGCTGAATCTGATGCATATAGAAACTATATGAATGTGAGATCCTCAATCCGAAGAGTTCAAAAGGATTCTAAAGGTTCGTATTATATAGATCCGAATCAAGAAATGGAAGTTTCAGCAAATGATCCTGCAAATCCCATGGCAATGAAATGGGTCCCGGCTCGTGTTGAGTTGTCTGATGAAGAGGCTATACAGATGAAAGCCGAAAATGATATGAAAAAAGAACAGATGAATCGGCATAAAGCCTCATATGAAAAGGCTAAGAAAGCTCGTGTATCTGGAGAAAAAGGTGGGTATGCACAACAAGCTACTAAATCATTTCAAGATATTATTAAACGAAGAGTTGGCCCATACGGAACAAAAGATGAACCTTTTCAGATTGGAGAAGGAGAATCTATTGGTTCTGTTACAACCGATTCCCCTGCAGCACCAGGTGCTAAACTTGGTCCAGCTGCAGCTGCAGTTCAACCCCCAGCGGATCAGATGAGGAAAAATGTTGCTAATACAATAGTGATGGCTAGGCAAGGAGATAAAGCACCTGCCTGGGATGCAATAGAAAAAGATAGGTTGGCTCGTGTAGATGCAGAAAAGGCCAGGATGGCTGCTCTTGCTGCTAAAAGAACAAATCAAGGCCCACCAGATACCAACATTACCAGCACAGAAATAAAGCAACAAACAGACCAAACAAAAGATTCTTCTGTAAAAAAGACCACTTCACCTAAGAATGTTAGGTCAGACTCTACTTCTACAAAACAAACTAATGTACCACAGGGTGAAACTACAGTTACTAAGGCAGGTCCTACAGGAGTACCGAAAAGTTTTAAAGAGGCTTGGGCAAAAATAAAAGCACAGAACGAAAAAAATAAACAGACAAGGGTTGCAAATAGAAAGGCTGCAGCAGAAAGAAATAAGGCTAGAAATGCTAATAGAAAAAAATCTGAAAATGTTGGAGATAAAATAAAAAAATCAAAAACATATAATTCCTGGAAAGAAAGACAAGCAGCTCAACAAGCAGAAAAAAAACGTAAGGCTGAGGCCAGAAAAAATAAATAATGGCTAATGGTGATCAAAACCAAATCAGGCCTTGGTGGGAATCAGCTAAGGAACAAGACTCTGTACAATCATTAATTGACAGCTATAATGCTGAAATAGAACGTCAAGAAAATCAAGCAGAGATAGAACGAAACTATCCAGATCTAGTATCTGCTTATCCTAATGCTCGTTCTACAATCAAGAGTATGAGGGATGAGGGGGTCCATAAACTTGAAACAATTGCTGGTATTGCCGAACAAGAAGAGAATGATAAAGAGCAATCAGCTTTTGATAAAGTATGGAATACAGATGAGTCCATACAAAGATGGAAACAAGCCCTTGGCAATCCTAATAAACAACCCTCCGAATTAGATAAGTACGATTATAAAACCGCCTTAAAAGAAGGTGCCAGACCAACCTTTGATCCTGAAAGTGCTGAATGGCACTGGCCATCTAAGTACAAAGCAGACGATCACCCCAATAGATTCATTACAGTTGAAGGTAAAAAATACGATACTAAAAATGAACGGTATGTTATGGATGCTTGGGATGTTTTAAAAGAAACCCCATGGCAACAATATATACCATTTTTATCAGGATTGAAGGAGGCCTCTGGAATTTATGAAGTGTATGAGGCTGCCCAACGATTACAAAATAATGAAGAAACAAAAGATGATCTTCTTTTACTAAAAGAATGGACAGATGAGCAAAGAGCAGATAAAACATTTATGGCTCAGGTTACTGAGGTGCTTACACAGCTACCTGCTTTTGCTACCGAATTAGCTGCAACCTGGGGATTATATGGCTTTGGATCTAAAGCTGCAATAAAAGGAACATCTAAACTTTTAAAGAAATTATTAAAGGATGGGACTGAAGAATTACTAGATAAAAAGATGGCCAAGCTAGGGTTGAAAGTTGTGGGTGGTATAGCTGGAGGAACTGTACAAACACCTGTTGCTGGAGCAACTCGAATCCGTGCAGATTATTTTAGAAGAACTTTGCCACAGTTTGAAATATCTGAATCAGAACATGGAGATTTAGAAGGATTAATTACTGGCCCAGGAGATGATGTAGGTCCGGCCTTAGCTAAAGCATTTGGTAACCAATGGGTAGAAACAGTATCAGAACATAGTGGTGGCCTATTTCAACATATAGGTCGTAGTGCCTTCGTAAAAGCATTTTTAAAAAAGAATCCAACAGCTAAAGTATCTAACGTAGATAATATTGTAAAACGATTTGGTTGGAATGGTGTATTCAATGAGATGCTGGAGGAAAGAGTTGGTGATGTAGGTAGGGCTGCATTAGGCCTGGAACAATTTGAATTACCAACTATGGAGCAATTAGCTGTAGAGCTAGTAGCATTCAGCGTACCAGGTGCAGCAATATCAGGTACTAAAAGAGTAGTGGAAGGTAAAACCGTAAAGGCCGAAGGAACTAAAGTCCAGGAAGAATTAGATCGAGCATATGAGGCTGGAGAAATAGATAGAGAAACTTATAAGCTCACATCTTACTTAGCATCACAAGAAGAGGACATTGATGAAAAGACTGCTTTAAATATCAGCAATGAATTAAAGATAGCTACAAAAGAATATATAAAAAAGACAAAGAATATGACCCTGGAAGAATTCTATAAGGACCAGGGAATAGAATTTGAAAAAGATGAAGAAGGAGATGTTATACTTACTGGTGCTACCCAGGTTGAAAAGGACATAGGAAAGAATTTAATTAGTTTATGGAAAGGTGCTGATTCTAATACTATCGTAGAGGAATGGTATCATGCTCACTGGAATCGTATGACTCCGGAAGAGAAAACAGCATTCACAGAATACCACGATCAGAGTGGTGACACGAGATCCGTTGAAGAACACTTTGGAAAAGAAGGGGCTGACTTCTTTTTTAACAACCGAATGAACGAACAGGCTTACACAGGCCTACGTGACTTATATACCAAACTTAAAGATGCCTTCATGCGAATGGTAGGTAAAGCTCAGAATATAGACCAGTCTAATATCCCAGAAGATATTGCAGCAATGTATGGCCAGGTGGGTAAAGCTGAAGGACCAGCAGTGGAAGATGCTAGTGTTCAATTCCAGGCTAAAAGGATAAAATTATCTAGTTCTAAAAAAGCTAATAACGAAAGAAAGTTTATTGAGGAGCTTGGTAAAGATTACAAAGTTTATAAAAATCCTTTAAACCCAGGTGAATATGTTATGGATGATGTGGGAGCATTTTCAATAGGTGGCATATTTGATGAAGAAGATGTAATAAGTCTTGATGCAATAAGATCATTTGAAAAAGGCATAGGGACTGGGACAGAAATTTTAAATAGACTAAAGAAAGTTTCAGATAAACTTGGCATTGATATTCAAGGAGATGCTACCCCATTTGGTGAAGGTGGATTGAATAAGCAGCAGTTGATAGATTGGTATGAAAAAAATGGATTCCTAGTAGATAAAGATAATATTTATTATGAGGCAGAATCAGAAAAACCAAAAACACAGTTCCAGGCCAAGAAGGTCCAGCTAGATAAGGATGTAAAACCAAAGTCTAAAGAATTCAAATCCTGGTTTGGTGATAGTAAGGTGGTGGATGAGAAGGGTGAGCCATTAGTTGTATATCACGGTACTGTAAAAGAATTTGATCAATTTAAAGTTCCAGAAGAGTATGATCCAGATACACCAACCTTAACTGCACCAGGATCAATATACTTTTCTGATGACCCAATATTTGTAAATAGTTATACGACTCCTCGTTTTGAGGAACCAGGAGATGCTGCACAAGTATATCCTGTTTATTTGAATATCGAAAATCCATATAATTTATTGAATTTAAATACAAAAGAAGATCGTGAAATTGCTACTGAGCTTGATAAAGAAATATATAACAAAGGAGTCACCCCAGCTGTTATTAGAAAAATGAAGGCAGCTGGATACGATGGAACTGTATCAAGTCACGATGATATGTATGATAATCAGGAAATTGTAAGCATCTTCCAAGTCTTTGAACCTAACCAGGTAAAAGGACAATTTAATGAGAAGCCTACAAAAGAAGACCCCAGGATTATGTTCCAGGCTAAGAAGGCATCTGATCTTCAACTTTCTAATATTCCTATTAAAAAACAGGAGAGTTATAATACTCTTTCACAATATTTAGATGAACGTGCTCAATCTGTAGCAAAAGCATTAGGGGTTGATTTAACTAAAGACACTGACGAAACAAAAGAAATAATGTCAGATGTTATAGCAGAAGAATTAAAAACTGAAATAAAAAACAATAAAAATGCTTTAGGTTGGTATTCAGTTAAAATGGATAAAGCAATTGATCTTTTATCTAAATTATATCCAGATCTAAAAAAAGACCCAGTTCACAATCAAGTATTTAAAATTGCTTTAGCTATAAGAAGTAATGGTGCAGATGTAGATGCTAATCTAGATATGGCTATTACTTCGTATCAGTATTGGGTTGAGAATGGAGTATTGCCTACATCTCTAAAAAGAGGTGGTAAAGAAATGGGGGCTATGAGATCTGCTTTCAATCTTTACAATACTTTAGTAAAAGAACATGGAGTAGACTGGGTTCATAACGACTTAATTAATGGTAAGTGGAAAGTTAGTGATTTAAATAAATCAGGTATAAAAAAAATAGATGAACATGCAGGGCAAGTCGTTATGGGGTCTGCAGTTTTTGGTCCTAAAGTAGGGGGAGGGTTTCTTGCAAACCTTAATGGCCATTACGAATACTTAACAATGGATCGTTGGTTTATGCGAACAATGGGCAGAATTCGTGGTAATCAAATCGAAAATAAAGATTACTCTCAACAACTTAAAACCTTTACTTCTCTTCTAAGAAAAAGTAAATCTGCAATGAAAAGATTTGGAATTAGCAAAGAAGATCTATCCGATCAAAATAAAATGATAGAGGCTGTCAAGAAGATTCAAAAAGAATATGCTAAAGGCAAATTCAATCCTAAAACAAAAAAGAAGACCACTTTTTTTCCAAAAACAAAATTAAACCTATCATCAAATGCAACATTTAATAGACTAGATACTTTACGTATTCAGCCAACAGCTGCTGAACGTCCTTTCTTTAGAGCTGTTATGGAAGATGCAGTAAAAAAGTCCGGTATAAAAAACCTTACAATGGCTGATGCTCAGGCCATTATTTGGTTTCCTGAAAAGAGATTATATCGTAAATTTGGGGTAGGTTCAAAACGTGCACAGAAAGAAACAGATTATGAAATCGAAGCAAAAGAACTCGTCAGAAGAAGAAGTGATGATACTGGAAGAAGAGAACTGGTTCAAAGACAATCCAGTACCCAGCCTGGTAAAGTCAGTCAGAAAACTAAAGCAGCTCAAAAATCCAAAGAAGTAAGCTCTCCTCAATTTCAGGCTAAGAAAGCCACCGATGTTGCCAAGAAGAAGTTTGGCAAATCAATCCTATCTTCTTATAACAAGAAGAATAAATCCCTAGAATTAAAAGATGCTACTGTATGGCAGTATCTTGTACATAAGATACAAGACAATACTGTACGTCTAAGATTATTAACTGAAGGGTTAATGACTGTTGAAAATGTTAAAGATGAGGATGATCTTTATTTAATGACTACCCTGATGACCGGTAAGGCTGGGGATAGAATAAATAATTTTAATGATGATATATATATAAATAAAAAATCTTTGATGCAAAGAGTGATTGATGCCGGATTTACCCTTGATGAGTTTGGTAAGTTTATGATGGCTCAACACGCTAGACAGCGAAATAAATACATACACGAAAAAGGTGGACCAAGAGATGGTGGTAGTGGCATGAGTAATTCGGATGCTGCACAAGTTAAGAAAATGTATTCAGCTGCAAAGAAAAAGAAGATAGAGGCTTTTGCAAAAGAATTTAGAGAAAAGGTTTTACAGAAGGATTTAAAAAACAGATTAGATGCTGGATTGATATCTCAAAAAGATTACGATCTATATTCTAAAAGATGGGAGTTCTATGTACCCTTAAAAGTTGACATGGGTAAAAAAGGTATTATAGGAGTAATAAGTAAAATTGGTGGTAAGGGATATGATGTAAGGGGTAAAGAATATTTTGGTATAAGAAAAGGTCATAAAGACAAGCCTACTATTAACCCTGTATTCTCAGGGATTGTTCAACACCAGGAGGGTATTGTAAGGGCTGAAAAGAATGAGGTGGCCAAGTCAATGTTGAGGTTGGTAAATAAACATAAATCTTCAGCCTGGTCAGTTAGAGGTCAAAGAGGAACACCAAGATTTAATGAATATGGAGAAATGGTATTCTTTGACTACGAACAATTAAAAGATAACGAGATGTTGGCCAAGGTAGATGGTAAAAGTAAGATCATCACTATTGAAGATGATCTTATGGCCAATGCTTTAAAAAATATTGATAAGACACAAGCGATAGGATTAATGAGGCCTATTATGAATTATCTAAGGCTTGTGATCACTACCATGAACCCACACTTTTTTATCTCCAACTTCCAGCGAGATATTCAAACAGCACTCATAAATATTAGTGGAGAACAAAGTGCTGCAATGGCAGCGAAGATTGCAGCTAATCTACCTCGTTCTTGGAAAGGTATTTGGACAGATGTTATTAGTAAAAAAGATAGTGAATGGGCCCAGCTCTATAAAGAATTAAAAGCAACAGGTGGAAAAGTTGGTTGGTTTAATATAGGTGATATTGAAGAACAAAGAAAAGAGATCCAAACTCAACTAGGAAGACTATCTAAAGGCAAAGCTAATCCCAGAAATGTGGCCAAGAGAATTGGAGATTGGGCGAACAATTTAAACGAGGTAGTTGAATCTGGTACCAGGTTAGCAGCATATAAAGCTGCAATAGATTCAGGTATGAGTAAGAAACGTGCTGCCTTTTTAGCAAAAGAGATTACAGTTAACTTTAATAGGACCGGAGCTTTGGGTCCAAAAATAAACTCTTTATTCTTATTCTGGAATGCTACGATGCAAGGTGCATTCAGGGTAGGAACCAGCATTGCTAAAAATCCCAAAACAAGAGCCCTGGCTGCAGGTGTTGCTGCGAATGGTGCTTACCAGGCATGGTTAGCTAGGAGTATGTGTAGAGAAACCTGGGAAAAAATCCCAGAGTGGGAGAAAGATAACAATCACCTATTTATAGGACCAGACTGTGAAGTCTATTATAAAATGAGAGTGCCTTTTGGATACAATGTATTTCACGTAATGGGATCTGTTGCAATGGATGCAGCCCTTGATCACCAACAGGATGGAATCCCTTTAAGTAAAATAGATTACGGAAAGAAAATTGGAAGAGTTCTTGGTTCAATAGGTGATGCAGTAAATCCATTTGGTGCTGGAGTAGGAGGATATCAATATATCCCCACAGCAGGTAGGCCCTTTTTAGAATTAAAAAATAACGTAAAGTGGAATGGTGCTCCAATTAAACCAGAAACTTTTTTCGATGAAATACCTGAAAGCAGAAAATATTATGAAGGGGTAAGCCCATCAGCTAAAGCAATTACAGATTGGTTAAGTAAAGTTTCTGGTGGAAAAGAATTACCATATGAAGGTTTTTATGATCCTGGTTTAGTTGAATTATCACCAGAAGATTTAGAATATATCATGGACTTTATTGGGGGAGGTACAGGAAAATTTATCAAGCAGCTTATTGATACAGGAAAGATCATAGTTAAAGAAGGAACAATTAAAGAAAGTAGAAGAGTTCCATTCTTGAGATTGTTTAAAGCTGAGGTCCCACTAAGAGCAGAAAAGTCCTGGGTATATAAACATTTAAAACAATCTAGAATAAAAAAATACCCTGGTCCTGTTTTACTTAGATACCAGGCATATGTTGGGATCCTATTGCAGAGTGGACAGATTGATGAAAAAGAGGCCAGTAGAATCACAACTATTATGACTAAGAACCAACAAAAATTAAATGGTGTATACGTTGAACCTCTAAGAAAAAGAAGAAGAAGGAGAACAAGAAAAACAACAAGGAAAAAGACAAGGTAAGTTACCCTTTTCTTTGTTTTATACTAAAAAAATAATCATGAAATTAGACCAAATTTTAAAAGGAATCCTATGGGTGCATTAACCGGTAAAGCCCCATCCACTACGTTTAAAGATCTTTTAACAGTGAATAGCAGTGTAGATGGGGAAGGAATTGAAACAACATTAAAGACAGTATATGATGGTGAGGGTGTTGCTAGTAGTGTTGAGCTCAGTTCTAATGATCTAAATATTTCAACTCATAACGGATCCTCCGTAGGATTAAAATTAGGTGGTACAGTCGTTTCTAGTACCGCTGCAGAATTAAACTTCCTGGATGGGAAAACTACTTCCAATTCAGGAAACATTGTAACTACCTCTGGAACCCAGACTCTCGATGAGAAGGTTTTGGATGGTGGTTCGTTTACGTAAACAGGAGATAAGTAATGGCTAATACCATTCAAATTAAACGTCATAGTAGCAATACTGACAACAGTGCTCCAGGCTCACTGGCCAATGGTGAACTCGCTTTAAACCAATATGGTAAAAAGCTATACGTTGGCCGACATAATAACTCAGGTGTAGAGGTTTACCATTTACCACTGGCAAGTGATATTGTCGCTGGTGATGGTATAACATCTTCAACAGCTAGTGGTAGCGACAATAACACAGTAACCCTTGCAGTTGATCAAACAGACTCTGATATTTTTGCAACAACAAGTGACAAAGGTATAGCAAGTTTTAGTTCAGATAACTTCGATGTTACATCTGGTGTGGTTACCGTTAAAGATAACGGTATTATTATGGGGACTGAGACAACTGGAAACTATGTAGCAACCGTTGCAAGTTTAGGATCCGGAACCAATAATGGGACCATAACCGTAGCAGGTAGTGGATCAGAAACAGCAGCAGTAACCTTAGCAATTGATTCAACATCAAATCCAACAGTGGCTGGGATGACAGCTGGGAATGTACAGGTTGGAGTAACAGCTGATGGAGAGATTGATACATCAAGTGGAAATCTTGTCATTGATTCTTCAGGTGGAACTGTAACGGTTGATGATAATCTAACAGTTTCTGGTAACCTTACAGTCAATGGTAGCACAACAACAGTTAATTCAACAACCATAACAATTGATGATCCTATCTTTACCTTGGGTGGAGATTCTGCCCCAGGCTCAGACGATGATAAAGATCGAGGAATATTGGGACAGTATTACGATAGTAGTGCTAAAAAAATGTTCTTTGGTATGGATGATAGTAATTCACATCGATTTACTTACATACCAGTGGCCACTGAAAGCTCAGGAGTTATTTCTGGATCCGTTGGAGATTGTCAGTTTGGAACTGTATACGCTACAGCTATAAGTGGAGCTACAATTGACGGTGGAACTTTCTCAGACTAATTAGGAGTTAACTATGGCCAATACAATTAAGCTGAAAAAAGATGGTTCAGCTGGTGGAGCACCAACCGTTAATAGTGACGGAGGTGAATCTAATAATGGCATTGTACCAGGAGAAGTAGCTATTAACTACCGTGATGGAAAACTTTACTATGCTAAATATAATGGCTCAACCTATTCGTCAGGCCATTTCCCAGATAATGATAATGTACAAGGGGATGCAGTGGCTTTGGCCATTGCGTTGGGCTAGTGTATGGCTAATACCTTTAAATTAAAAACCGATACTAATGTAACTACCAGTTCTGGTATGTCATCAGTTTATACGGTCCCAAGTTCAACAACAGCTGTTGTTATAGGATGCACACTAGCAAATACTGGAGCAGCTGCAATAACAGCAGATGTAAAGGTAACAACTAATGCATCATCTGGTGAAAACGGAGATGATGTATATATTATTAAAGGTGCCCCAATAGCAACTGGCGGTGCTCTGGAGGTAATGTCCGGAAACAAAATTGTGTTACAAACAGCAGATGTACTTAAAGTTAAATCAAGTGCATCTAGTAGTTTAGATGTAGCAGTTTCTGTAATGGAGATTACCTAATGGCATATATAGGTAAGACCCCAGCTGATGTTTTAATAGATCCTCATGTAGAATCATCTTCAATAACAGATCTCACTATTGCTACAGCAGATATTGCAAACGATGCAATTACAAATGCAAAGATAGCTGATAGTCAAATAGATAGTGAGCATTACGTAGATGGGTCCATAGATAACGAACACCTGGCCGGATCCATAGCAATGAATAAAACCACCCTAACTGCAGGGACTGGTATAACGCTTTCAACTAATACACTTAATGTAGATGCAAGTCAAACTCAAATCACCTCAGTAGGTAATCTTACAGGCTTGACGGTACAAGCATCTGACCCAAGCGTATCTTCATATTCGCATACAATTTTAAATGTAAAAGAGAATGACCATACTGCAATACAAATTTCTACTCCAAATGATAAAA